CGCCGAAGGCGTCCACCGCCTTCTTGGCAACCGCCAGGTTCTCGGCCAACTTGTCGCCGCCGATTTCCTTGTCGGCCTTGACCTCATCGCCCCACGCCTGGACCTGATTCGCAAAGGCTTCGGCCTCGGCCTTGCGGATGTCGGCATACAGGTCCACGACCTTCTGCGCGCTCTCCGCTGGCAGCTTCAGCTCGCCGGCCACGGCCTTGAAACGGTCCACCGCGGTGGTGTCCAGCTCCACGCCCTCGGGGGCCTTGAAGTCGTACACCGGCGGGGCGTCGTCAGCCTTGCCGTCGTTCTTTGCCACGCCGTCCTGGGTGCTGGTGTCCGCATTCGCGTCGCCCTTCACTTCGGTCGTCGTGGTCGTTGCTGTCGTCTGATCGACGGCAGCGGTCGTCGTGTCCTGCGTCGTGCCGGCGTCGGTGGTCGCTGTGCTGGCCGTTGCGGTTTCAGTCGTCATTGCGGTACTCGTTCAGGAGTCGGGCGTGTTCCTTCGGCGTGTGCTCAAGCATTTCCGCTGTGAGGAACAGGCCGATGTCGCGGCGACCTTCGTTGAAGGCCATCACCGATCCGCTTGTGTGGAAGCTGGATCGCATCGTCCCGGTTCGCTCCAGCAGTCTCGCCATGAGCCTGCGGCCTCTGGGGTCTGCCATCACCCACTTCAGATCGTCGATGTCCCGCTGCACGCGCTTGGCGGATTTCAGCCGTTCGGCCTCTTCCTGCTCACTCGGTTCAATGGGGTCGATGTAGCCTGTCATGGGGTACTGTCGCGGACTGTAAAGCCGTGGCTGTCGCGCACGGGTACGGTCAGGCGTCGGCCGGCGCGCCGTAGCCCTGCACCGCGCTCATGATGTCGCGCAGGTTGTTCACGTTGATGTCGCTGACCGTCTTGGCGGCGTCGGCCGCCATGGGCGCCGTGGCGGCGGCCTGCTGGGCGGCGGCCTGCTGGGCGCGCTGCTCACGCACCGCGGCGGCCTGGTCGTCGGGCACCACCAGCGCCGGGTTGATGCCCATCGCCTCGGCGTAGTCGTCGACCATCTGGTCGGTGTCCACCTTGTCCCACACGCTCGGGTCGCCCTTGGCCGCGGCCAACTGGCCCACGAAGGTGCCGAAGCGCTCCATGCCGACCGTGGCCACGGCGCGCTGGGCTTGCGCCAGCGTGCTGACGAACTCGATGTCGAGCGCCTGGCCCTGCAGTTCGTCGGGCGCATCGGCCAGCAGGCCGACCTCTTCCATGCGGTCCCAGGTGATGTCGATCAGCGGGGCCAGCAGTTCGTTGTGCAGGCGCTCAAGCGGCGGGCCGAGCTGCAGCAGCTTTTCCTCGTAGCGCTGAGCAATCTCGGTTGCCGTCACGTTGCTGCGCGTGTCGTTGGCCAGCATCAGGAACAGGTCAGCGTAGAACGCGGAGTTTATTTCGTTCTTCAGCTCCTGCATGTCCTCGCGCAAGTGGCTCAGGTCCACGTTGACCTCGTAGGCCGTGCGAATGCCGGCGCCAGGGCCGCTGGCGTCGAAGTAGCTGATGCCGCCCGGCATGCGGGCGTTGGCCTTGTCCTTGAGCGCGACCGGCAGCTGCAGGGGTGGGTTGACCTTCAGGTCCACCGCCTGCGCGCGGCGCAGCCGGCTGTGCTGCAGTTCCTTCACGGCGCCGAGCGCGTCCATGCCGGGGCTGCGCCCGTAGACGTCGTTGCCCGTGATCGCCCAGCGCGGCGCCAGGACGCGGAAGCGCTTGAACCCGGATTCGCTCAGGTAGCGCTCATCGTCGGCGCCCGGCTCGAAGTAGCACGACGCCCAGCGCATGCTGCGCGCGTCCAGCTTGCCGTAGTCGCGCTCGGGCCTGGGTTGGATCATGTGCACGACGTCCACCCAGGCGTCGTAGCTGCCCTTGTCGTAGAGGTTGCGCACGGTCTGGCTGCACGCATCTTTGCCGAACTGCTTGACCATCTGGCCCACGGTCAGCTTGAAGGCTCGAACCAGTGTGTCGACGTGGTTTTTGTCGTCGGTGGCGATGGCGTACTCGCCGAACGTCTGCGGGTGCAGGTGGATGACGTTCTCGAAGTCGTTGGCCACCGGGCAGGCCCATGTGCCGAACAAGCCCAGTTCCTCGTAGGCCGAGTGCAGCGCGTTGTAGGTGTTGCTCTGCGAGAAGATCGCGCGCATCAGCTCGGTCTTGCGGTGCAGCCAGAGCTTGACCGGGCCGAACTCCATCAGGTCGCGGTCGGCCAGCGTGAGCCGGTACCACGGCCGGGCCGGCGAGGTGGCGCCGGACATCATGCCGGCGGCGAACGTGCGGTGCGCGAAGATGGCCGCGAGCGTGTAGACGTTCTGGTCCTTGCGCCCGCCGCGGTTCACCTCGGACGTGGTGAAGCGCCCGAGGCGCGGCTGCACGAATCGGCTGACCTCGCGGCAATGGGCGTCCCACTCGCTGCGCTCAGTCCACAGCGCCTGCTTGCGCTGGAGCAGCCGGGTGCGCTTTTTCTCGTCCACTCAGCCACCCAGCAGCGTGTTGCCGCCCGTGTTCAGCGAACTCGTGGCCACGCCGGTCGGACCGGTCAGCATCGTGCCGCCCATGCCTGCGGGCTTGCGCTTGCCGCGCTGGCCGGAAAGGCTGTCGGGAGCCTTGACCTCCTGGGGAGGCGGCGGAGGCGCGGGAATCTTGGGCTTGGACATGCAAATTTTAGTTCTCCTCGGCGCAGCGAAGCGCGTTGGCCTTGCGGCGGTTCCGGCCTTGGGTTGCACGGTCTGCCCAGCGGCAGTTCCCTGGCTCGTAGTTGCCGTTCACGTTGATTCGATCCAGCGTCAGGTCGTCCGGGCGCTCGCCCATGTCAGCAAGGAAGTTGGCGAACTCTCGCCAGCGTTCGCACACGGTGATGCCTCGGCCGCCGTAGTTGTGGTACTGCGGATGCGACGGCAACCGGCAGCGCTCCAGCATGGCGCGCCAAGAGTTGTGCGTGCGGGTGCCCGCCATCGCGTGCGTCGTGAAGCGGTTCACGGTGTCGTCGCGCTTCAGGCATCCGCAGGAGCGCGTGTCGCCTGTGCGCAGGTAGGCGGAACGCAGCACCAGTTCCGTGCCGCAGTCGCAGCGGCACACATAGGCCTTGCCTGTAGCAACAATGCCGAAATAACGCACTACGGTGAGTCGCCCGTAGCGGTCGCCTGTCAAGTCGATGATCTTCGGCATGACGGTTCTGGTCCTCAGTACTCTTGCTGGCCCGGGCCGGGGCGCACCGGGCCGCGCTCGCGTGGCGGGTTGGGTCCGGTGTTCGAGCCCCCGCCACCGGCGCTGCCCAGCAGGGTGCGCGACCGGCCGCCGGCCACGGCGCGCGCGCCTGGCCCGGAGCCGCTGCCGACGGCAGCAGCGCCCAGCATCGTGCTGTTCGGGGCGAGTCCGCCGATGGACATGATTTGCGATGAGCCGAGCGAGCACATGCCGGGCATTGTGGCGGGCTGTAAAGCCTGCACGGGTACGGGTGCTACAGGTTGGCTAGCGGGTCGTAGGTGTCCATCGAGTCGTGGCCGCCGGCAGCGCGCAGTGCGCGCACCTTGGGCATGTCGATGTTGGCCAGGATGACGGCGGTGGCGCGGTCAGGGCTGCGGCCCACGCGCTCCACGATGTCCTCGCGGCTCTCGACTTTGATGGTGTAGCCGGACAGTTCCCAGCGCGGCGCGCACAGTTCCTTGGCCAGCTCGGGTTCAGGTGGCAGCGCGATGCCCTTGTCGTTGTTCGGGTCCAGTTCCTCGCGCATCTGCCACCACAGCTGACTGCGCAGGTTGAAGAACGACAGCCGGCCCGACTTGTCCTTTGCCGTGGCCTTCTCGCTCACGTTGATGCCGTGCACGTCCTGACCGGCGTTGTTCAGCACGTCGTAGGGTGCCGCGCCCACGCCGATCACGTCCAGCAGCACGGGCGCATCATCGCGCCGTGAGCCGATCACCAGGCCGGCCACCGCGTTGCCGTTGGGCGTCTCCTTGCCGGGCTCGAGCTGCAGGCGGTCGAACCACTTGCCGCCCGTCTCGGTCTTGTGGCGCGGCGCCAGTACCGTGTTGTCGCGCCCGCCCCGGGCGACGTCCACGCCCAGCGCCATCATCTCGCCCTTCGGGCTGCGCTCGGTCCAGCGCGCCATCGCGGCCTCAACCCACGCGGTCGGGATGACTTGCCACGGGTCGTCCTCCATGCCGGCCTCGAAGTCACCCAGCAGCATCTGGCTGCGCAGGGGCTCGGGCAGGGCCTGGAGCTGGGCCATGTAGCCGGTGGACACCAGGAACGGGTTGTCCGTGATGCGCGACGGGATGAACGTGCGCGACTCGGGCTGAATGATTTCCTCGGGCCGGTAGTCGAGCGGGTCGAAGTCATAGACGCGCTGCCCGTCCAGCAGCACGAACTCGCGCCCATCATCGCCAGCGACCCACACGTCCTTGCCCGTGTCGGGGTCGGTGTAGACGTAGCGCAGCGCGCCGGGCGTCGTCGGGTAGAGCGCGTGCCGCTTGTCGAGCCACGGGGCGAAGTAGTCCACGACCCACCGGCCTTCGGCGTTGGTCGGCGGGTTGAACGTCAGCAGCGTGCGCGTGCGCTGGCCGGGCCGCGTCGTGCGCACCCAGCCCTTGAGGAACCGCACCTGCGCCTCGAGGAAGTTCGCGGCCTCGTCAATGACCAGCAAGTCCTTGGGCCGGCCTTGGTACTTCGTCTCGTCGCCCAGGTTGGGCACGCTGTTGAACTCAATTTTCCGTTCGCCATCGTCGTACACGGTCGGCTTGCCGGTGATGAGCGCGCGGCCCCCGACGATTTCGGCCAGACGGTCGATGATGCCCACCAGCTGCGGGCCTTCGCGGCGGAAGACCTGCGCGCGGTGGTGCTCGGTGATGGCCAGGCCCACGGCCAGGTCCGTCTTGCCCCCGCCGGCGGCGCCGCCGAAGCCGATCACGTCGGCCTTGGACTCGTAGGCGAGAGTCTGGGGCCCGGGCAGTGGGCGCCAGGGCTTCTCGCTCACGTCAGCCGCCACCAGTGCGGCCAGCTCGTCGCGCTCGGCCGGGGTCAGGTAGCGCTCAAGGTCGCGGACTTGCTGGGGGGTCACACCAGCCCGCCCGCTGTCTCGTCGTCATCACTGGCAGCGCCAGCCTTGCGCGCCTCGGCCAGCGCCATCAGCTGCGCCACGCGGGCGCTGCGGGTGGTGTCGTCGACCTGCTGCACCATCGGGCCGCCATCGGCGCCCGTCAGCTCGGTGCGGTCGGCGTAGACCTTCTTGCGCCGGCCCTTGAGGATGAGCGACAGCAGCGCGTCGCTGTAGACGCGCTCAGAGCCCACCAGCGCGCCCTGGTGCCACACGCCTTTGTCGGTGCCCTCCACCGCGCGCCGAAACGCTTCCTGCTCGGCCTTGTCCACGCCGGCTTCCATCGCGTCGTCCCACGCCGCGGCGAACGCCTCGTCGGCGTCGCGGCGCCGGTACGCGGTGCTGCGCTCGATGCCGACCGCTTCGCAGGCGCGTGCCACCACGGGCACTTCGCGCAGCGAGGCCAGGAAGGCGTCGGTCCAGGGGAAAGGGTGGTGGGCCATCGTCAGGGACTTTAGCGAATCGTCAACCCCGCACGGGTACGCGCCGCCAGGCTGCGACCGTGTGGCACCGGCGGGTGC